CAGACGGTGTGCCGCTAGAGTTCACCAAGATTGAGCGAGTTATCGTCAAAAATGGGTAAGACCCTCCAGCTCAAGACTCCAGAGTGGGCTGTGCCGTTGCTTGAACCATCCCGTTACAAGGCAGCATGGGGTGGCCGAGGTTCAGGCAAGTCTCACTTCTTTGCTGAGATGATGATCGAGTCGCACATAATGGATCAGTCAAGACGCAGCGTCTGCGTGCGTGAAATCCAGAAGTCGCTCCAGCAATCGGTCAAACGGCTGCTAGAGACCAAGATCATTGCGATGAACGCCAGCGCATACTTTGAGGTGCAAGAGTCGGTCATTAAGTCCAAGAAGGGCGATGGGGCGATTATCTTCCAAGGGATGCAAAACCACACAAACGACTCAATCAAATCGCTAGAAGGCTATGACTGTGCGTGGGTGGAGGAAGCCCAGAGTCTAAGTCAGACGAGTCTCGATCTGCTGCGCCCAACGATTAGGAAGCCAGGCTCGGAGCTGTGGTTTTCATGGAATCCTCGGATGCAATCCGATCCTGTGGACTTCCTGCTGCGTGGGCCAGAGCCACCGAAGGATGCCGAGGTCATCAAGGTCAACTTCAGCGACAACCCTTGGTTTCCAGATGTACTCAGAGACGAGATGGAGTACGACCAGAGGCGAGACCCAGACAAGTATCAGCACGTTTGGCAGGGTCAATACCTGACCAACAGCAACGCCCGTGTGTTTCGCAACTGGAAGATTGATGATTTTGAGGCCGCACCGGAAGCAATACATCGTCTGGGGGCGGATTGGGGATTTGCTATCGACCCGACTGTGTTGGTGCGCTGCCACATTATTGGTCGCACGCTCTACATTGACTATGAGGCGTACATGGTCGGCTGCGAGATTGTGAACACTCCAGACCTGTTTATGACCATCCCAGAGGCGGAACGCTGGCCAATCGTGGCAGACTCAGCGAGGCCAGAGACAATCAGCCACATGAGAAAGAACGGGTTTCCAAAGATTATGGGCGCAGTCAAAGGGCCGAAGTCTGTCGAGGAAGGCATCGAGTTTCTAAAGAACTATGACATCGTGGTGCATCCCAGATGTAGGCACACGATTGACGAGCTGAGCCTGTACAGTTACCGCACCGATCCGCTGACCGGACGGGTGCTGCCGCTGCTGCAAGACAAAAAGAACCATGTGATCGACGCATTGCGTTATGCTTGCGAAGGTGTAAGACGGACAAATATTTCTAAGGTTCAGAGCTTTACACCATTGCCAGTCAGCAACAAATGGTGATTTAATACGCACAAAGAGGATAAACATGGCTCGCATTCCCAACGATCAACGCCTGGCAAACTTGCACGCTGAAGCTCTGCGCCTGTACAACGACATCCAGACAGCGTTACGGGACGAGCGTCTACAGTGCTTACAGGATCGACGCTTTTACTCTATTTGCGGCGCACAATGGGAAGGGCCACTCTACGATCAGTATGAGAACAAGCCTCGGTTTGAGGTCAACAAGATCATGTTGTCGGTGATCCGCATTGTCAACGAATACCGAAACAACCGGATTTCAGTCGATTACATTGCCAAAGAGGGTGGAAGTGATGCACTCGCTGACACTTGCGATGGTCTCTATCGGGCAGACGAGCAGGACTCGGTTGCTAACGAAGCATACGACAACGCATTTGAAGAGGCTGTTGGTGGGGGTATCGGTGCATTTAGACTCAGGACTGCATACGAAGATGAGGAAGACGAGGAAAATGACCGCCAACGAATCAGGTTCGAGCCTATATTCGATGCTGACAGCTCGGTATTCTTTGACCTGAACTCCAAACGCCAGGACAAGTCGGACGCAATGTTTTGCTTTGTGGTCACTAGCATGACCCGTGATAGCTACAAAGAAACCTATAATGATGACCCGACAGACTGGCCCAAAGAGATTCACCAGTATGAGTTTGATTGGTCAACGCCTGACGTTGTGTTTGTCGCTGAATACTTCAAGGTCGAGGAAGTCGCTGAGACGATCCGCATCTTTCGCAGCATTGACGGGACAGAAGAGAAGTATCGTCAGGAAGATTTCAAGAATGACGAGACACTAGAGGAAACCCTGATTGCTATCGGCAGCCAAGAGGTTCGCCAGCGCAAGATCAAGCGCAAGCGTGTACGCAAGTACATCATGTCGGGTGGCAAGGTATTGGAAGATGCAGGATACATTGCTGGCAATTGCATTCCGATTGTGCCTGTCTACGGCAAACGATGGTTCGTGGATAATATCGAGCGTTGCATGGGTCATGTGCGTCTGGCCAAGGATGCCCAGCGTTTAAAGAATATGCAGCTATCGAAGCTAGGTGAGATCAGCGCATTGTCAAGCGTTGAGAAGCCGATCCTCACGCCTGAGCAAGTCGCTGGCCACCAGATCATGTGGGCTGATGACAATCTGAGGAATTATCCTTACCTGTTGGTCAATCCGATCACAGGCGCAGATGGCAGCACTCAGGTGACTGGTCCATTGGCGTACACTCGCAGCGCACAAATTCCAGCAGCGATGGCGGCATTGCTTGCGATTACCGAAACAGACATGAAAGAAATCTTGGGCAGTTCTGGCCAAGGTGAGAAGATGGTGAGCAATATCTCGGGCAAAGCTGTGGAGATGATCCAGACCCGCCTCGATATGCAGACGTTTATCTACATGAGCAACTTTGCCAAAGGCATGAAGCGTGCTGGAGAAATCTGGTTGAGCATGGCAAAGGATATCTATGTGGAGGAAGGTCGCAAGATGAAGGTGATTGGGCGCACCGAGGATGTCAATACTGTTGAGCTGATGAAGCCAATGGTGTCCGATACTGGCGAAATGATCCTAGAAAACGACCTGAGCCGAGCCAAATTTGATGTCAATGTCGATGTCGGACCATCCAGTTCGAGCAAGCGTGCGGCAACCGTTCGTGCATTGACAGGCATGATGGCGATCACCGATGACGCACAGACCAAGCAAGTCCTACAAGCAATGGCCATGATGAACATGGAAGGCGAAGGCATTGGCGAGGTTCGTGACTTTTTCCGCAAGCAGTTGCTGCGCTTAGGCGTTGTCAAGCCGACAGAGCAAGAGGCTCAGATGCTTATGGAAGAGCAGCAGATGCGTGGTCAGCAACAAGACCCACAGGCGATATTCCTACAGGCCGCAGCAGAAGAGGCCACAGCCAAGGCAGCACAGGCAAGAGCCAGCGTGATTAAGACTGTGGCGGATGCAGGGTTGTCGAAAGCAAAAACAGCCGAGACACTTGCCAAGACCGGAGTCGAGCAGCAGAACATGGTGATGACAGAGATAGAAGCCGCCCAGCAAGCAGTATCAGGGCAGGAGATTCAGCCTGTTGTCAGATAGCAAGAAATGTAAGAAAATGCACGAAATGGTATCCATCCAGCCGTTTAATTGGATGAGTTTGATGGGGTCAGTTTATGAAAGACAGGGCAGAAGTAGACGAAAATCTGGAAGAGTCCGTGGAAGAGATTGAGGTTGCAGAGGAAGTTGATCTGGAATCTGAAGAGGTAGAAGCGGAGTCCGAAGAGGTTGTTGTCTCAATTGGTGAGGATGCGCCCCCCGCCGAAGAGGAGGTTCGTGCGCCTGAATGGGTGCGTGAGCTGCGTAAGACGAATAGGGAAAAAGAGCGTCGGATTCGTGAACTAGAGGCAAAGCTGTCGGCCACCACAACTGAGATCAAGCCAATTGTGACGTTAGGACCAAAGCCCAAGCTGGATGAATACGACTATGACGCTGATCGTTACGAGCAAGCAATTGACCAATGGCATGACCGCAAGCGTGAGCATGATCGTGAGGCAGATGTAGCCTTACAGTCAGAGCAGCAACAGCAGAAAGCCTGGCAGTCCAAGCTGGATGATTACGGTAAAGCGAAAGCTGAACTCAAAGTCCGTGACTACGAAGATGCTGAGGAAACAGTCCAGCAGATTCTAAACATCACGCAGCAAGGTGTCGTATTGCAAGGTTGTGATAATCCCGCACTCGTCGTGTACGCTCTCGGCAAGAATCCAAAGAAAACTGCGGAACTTGCAAAACTAACTGATCCCGTAAAGTTTGCCTTTGCGGTTGCGAAACTGGAGAAAGAATTGAAAGTGACCAATCGTAAGGCAGCCCCCGCACCAGAGCGAGTCGTGTCAGGAACAGGACGCTCATCTGGTGCGGTAGACTCAACCTTAGAACGGCTGCGAGAGGAAGCGGCTCGGACTGGCAACATGACGAAAGTCATCGCATACCGAGCGCAGAAACGGACAGCATCCAAATAATTTAAAAGGATTTTAAAATGTCTAACTCATTCTCGAAAGAAGAGCGTGTCGCATTTGAGGATATCCTCGAAGGCTTCAACGACGCTCTAGTATTGTCCCGCAACGTGTCTATCTACAACACAGATGGCTCGATGATGGAACGCACCAACAACGTTATCTATCGCCCCCAGCCTTACATTGCTCAAAGCTATGATGGTATGGATCAGACAGGTAATTTCACAGCTTACACACAGCTCTCAGTTCCAGCGACACTTGGCTTTCAAAAGTCTGTGCCTTTCATTCTGGATGCGCTTGAGTTGCGTGATGCGTTGCAAGAAGGCCGTCTGGGTGATGCTGCAAAGCAGAAACTAGCGTCTGACATCAACATCGCCATTATGAACGTGGCTGCTGCCCAAGGCTCGCTGGTTGTTACAACCAACACAGCCGCAGGCGATTACGATGACATCGCTTTGTGCGACAGCATCATGAACGAGCAGGGCGTGCAGGCGTTTGATCGCTACTTGGCATTGTCGAGCCGTGACTATAACGGCTTAGCAGGCAACATCGCTGGTGGTGCTGGTGGCGCATCTGTGTCCCGCAGCTTTGCTGGCAACAAGTCAAACAATGCGTTTGAGCGCAGTTTTGTTGGTATGGTCGCAGGCTTTGAGACCTACAAACTTGACTATGCAAATCGCTTGCTTGGTGCGACTGGTTCAAACACCACAATGTCAACCTTGGTTGGTGCAAACAACTATTACGTTCC